CCGAGTAATTGAAGGTAAATTTGAAACAAGATTAGCAGAGGTTAAGAATATTAGATTTAGTACTAATTCTTTTATAGATGTCTTAACTCAAAAGATTAACTATTTAAGAAAGGAATACGAACTTTCTAAAAATGTAATAAAATAGCTACCTTTGTTGTAAATAACAAAAAGAAACAAATGTTTGAAAAAGGCAAAAGCGGAAATCCGAATGGCAGACCACAAGGTGCAGTAAGCCAAAAAAGATTAGTATTGGACAATTTTGTCAATATTATAATAGAAGAAGGTACAGATAGATTTAACCAAGAACTTAACTCTTTAGAGGGTAAAGACTTTGTTCAGTCTTATTTAACTTTACTTGAATACGCAAGACCAAAACTCGCAAGAACAACTTTAGAAGGAGATGCAAACAATCCAATCCAAGCACGAATAGTATTTGAAGAAATAAAAACATATGCACCTATCGGAAAAGCAGACACAAGCGATTGATTTAATCGAAGACAATAAAACTAAAGAGATTATCTATGGTGGCGGTGCTGGAAGTGGTAAGACTGCACTTGGTGTTTATTGGATTCTAAAGTCTTGTTTAAAATATCCAGGTACAAGAGCCTTAATAGGTAGAGCGGTTTTAAAGACACTAAAGGAAACTACTCTTAATTCTTTTTACGATGTGTGCAGGATGCAAGGTTTAAAGTCAGGCATTCACTATCAGTTTAACGCTCAAAGTAATATCATTACCTTTCAAAATGGTTCAACTATTTTACTAAAAGACCTATTTCAATACCCTTCAGATATTAATTTTGACGAATTAGGCAGCCTTGAGGTCAGCTTTATATTTGTAGATGAGTGTAACCAGGTAACTGAAAAGGCTTGGAATATTCTTAAATCTCGAATAAGATATAAACTTGATGAATTTAATTTGATTCCTAAAATACTTGGAACTTGTAACCCTGCAAAGGGATGGGTTTATAATAACTTTTATAAGCCAAGTAAGGAAAACAAATTAGATGACAACAAAGCATTTATTCAAGCATTAGCGGTAGACAATCCTTTTATCTCTAAACACTATATCGAATCCTTAAAGACTTTGGATAATCAAAGTAGGGAACGGTTACTTTATGGTAACTGGGAATACGATGACAACGATAATGCTTTAATCGGTTACGATAAGATTATTGATATGTTTACTAATGAACACATACCAGCAGGTAAAGGGTATATTTCAGCCGATATAGCACGATTTGGTAAGGATAATACTTTGATAATGGTTTGGTCAGGCTTTAGAGTTATTGAGATACACAAGTTGTCTCATAAGGCAACAAGCGAAGTAGCAGCATTCATTAAACATTTAAGTAAAAAGCATTCAATTCCTTATTCGCAAATTATTTGTGATGAAGATGGTGTCGGAGGCGGTGTGGTCGACTATGGATTCAAAGGATTCGTTAACAATAGCAAAGCACTAACAGGTAACTACATAAACTTAAAGTCTGAATGTTATTATAAACTTGCGGAGTTAATTAATGAAGCTGGAGTGTGGGTTATAACCGAAGATGTAACAATCAAAAAAGAATTGACCGAAGAACTGGAGTGGGTTCAAAGGCATAATGCTGATAAGGATGGTAAACTTGCGGTCTTACCTAAAGACAAAGTTAAAGAACATTTAGGTCGAAGTCCCGATATAAGTGATGCCTTAATGATGCGGATGTGGTTCGAACTTAAGAAGTTTGACTTTGTTGTAATGTAAAAGTTATCTAAATTTATCGTAAATTTGTAAAAATAATTGCTTATGAACTTCTTTCAACGAATTAAAGCTGCTATACTACCTACTCAAGGTTCGGATGCGGGCAACAAATACAATCAATCTTTATTCTCTTATTTTAACGGAATATTTTTTAACATACCAAACAATCCAAGAGCGTATGTAAGGAATGGCTATCAAGGCAATCCCGATGTATTTGCTATTATAAATATGATTGCAAAGAAAGCAGCAAGTGTTCCTTTTTATGTTTATGAAGTAGAGAACAAAAAGAGTTTTAATAGAACAAAGAATAATAAGTTTAATTTACTTAAAAAAGGATTAACCGAAGTAGAAGGTACTGACTTAAATAAGCTAATTGCAAGACCTAACGAGATGCAAAGCCAACAAGAGTATATTGAATCTTTAGTTTCTTTTTTAGAGATTACAGGTAACGCTTATTCTTATAAGTTTATGCCTGAAGTAGGAAGAAACAAAGGAGTTCCTACTAAACTTTATCCTTTACCATCACAATTCACACAAATCATAGGAAGCGGTACATTTGAGCCAATTAGTGCATATAAGCTACAAATAGGAAACCAAGAAATTGAATTTAAAGTAAACGAAGTAAACCATATTAAGTTCTTTAACCCTGATTATAATGTAAGTGGTAATCAATTATATGGAATGTCTCCGCTTATGGCTGCTTGGGAAACTGTTTCAAGTTCTAACGAGGGTACAAGAGCAAAGGCTAAAGCATTTATCAATGGTGGTGCAGCAGGTCTATTGTTTAGTGGGGATAAGGATGCAATGTTAGACGGCGAACAAATAAGCAAGATTAACCAACAAATAGACACAAAGCTAACAGGTGCAGATAACTACAAAAGAATTGTAGCTACCAATGGTATCGTAGATTATAAGCAAATCGGAATGTCTCCAGCAGACCTTGAGATTATTAAATCAATAGGTGCGGATAGAGATACTTTATGTAGAGTGTTTGGTGTAGACCCTATCTTAATGGCTACGGATTCGGCTTCATACAATAACAAAGAAATGGCTTACAAAGGTTTGGTAACTAATACGGTTATTCCTATCTTAAATATGATTAGAGGTATGTTTAACGAGGTTGCTTTATATTACTCTTTGAGAGATGGTGTAGAGTATTATATTGACTACGATGTTCAAGCATTCCCTGAAATGCAAAAGGATATGGAGAAGATAGTTGCACAGATGAAAGAATCTTGGTGGATTACTCCTAACGAAAAAAGAGATGCAATGAATTACGATAGATTAGACCAAGAAGATATGGATAGAATTTTAGTTCCTGCTAACTTAACTTATCTTGATGAATTAGGAATGAGTGATAAAGAGTTATAATGAGCCAGGAAGAATTTGACATTAAACTACAACTATACCTTGAAACTTACGGCTACCGTTTGTTTACAAAGGCTTTAAAACAATCCATACAACCAATTATAGATGCTTTAAATCAATCGGAATCGGTTGCGTTTACTAACTCTATTGCAGGGATGCTTTATACTGAAGTACCTATTGCTGATGCAATGAAAACTTTTTATAATACTGCTTGGAATAAACAATCACGAGGTTATGTTAAATGGCTAAAGGCTAATTTACCACCACAAGCTACAATAGGTGTAGGCTTTGAGAATCCTATTATGGATGCAGCTTTAAAAGAATACTTTAACACCATAGGCGGTAAGCATATTAAAGATATTAGCGATACAACACTTAAGAAAGTACAATCAGCATTTCAAACGGCTTTAGAAAACAACGAAGGCTTTAGAGGTGCAGAGCGTAGATTAATTAAAGAAGTAGGGATGTCGAAGACAAGAGCGAGAATGATTGCACGAACCGAATCAGTAATGGTTACTAATGCTGCTAAATATACTCAAAGTGATATAATGCCTATTCTTATGGAAAAAACTTGGATTCATGACCATCCTAAAAATCCAAGAAACAAGCATGTTCAATTAGATGGAACTACTATTGACTTAGATAAAAAGTTTAAAGCCATAAACGGAATTATGATGAAACATCCAGGAGACCCAGCAGGTCTTGAAATAAATAACATAAATTGTAAGTGTACAATGCTTACAAAAGCAAAGTTAGATAAGGAAAATAATATCATATATAAATAATTGCTAAAAAAGTTAGTATCTTTGTACTATCATAGTTTGGTGTTTTGGTTTTAGGGTGGGTGGTAAAACATCCACTCTTTTTTAAACACTATAAAATTAATCGCTTATGAAAAATATAAGTTTCAAAAATTACGATGCTTCTATCAAAGACCTTGATGTCGAAACAGGAGTAGTTACAGGTTATTTCTCACAATTCAATTCTATTGATTTAGATGGGGATGTTATAATGCCAGGTGCATTTACAAAGACAATCGCAGAGCGAGGACCAGATTCATCAAAGCCTGAAATTGCGTACCTGTGGCAACACGACACATACCGTCCTTTGGGGAAATTAATGGTATTAAGAGAAGATAGCTTTGGTTTATATTTTGAAGCTAAAATGAGCGATACAAGCTACGGTAAAGATGCTTTAAAACTTTATAGAGATGGTGTAATAACTCAACACTCTATTGGTTACCAAGTAATCAAATCACAAGAAAACACAGATATGGGAGAAGAAATTGATGCAATCTACGAAGTTAAACTTTGGGAAGGTTCAGCAGTTACTTTTGGTGCAAACCCTAATACACCTTTTACTGGCTTTAAGTCAGCAGAAGAAAGAGAAGACCGAATTAAGACTTTGGTTAAGGCTATTAAAAATGGTACTTACACAGATGAAACATTTGGGCTTATTGAATTTGAATTATTAAAACTTATTTCACTTGTTAAATCCGAAGAGCCGACTATTGTTACTCCTGAAGAAATCGAGCCGAAACAAGAGGACAATAAGATACAAGAAATAAAACAATTTAGAAACCTATTAAATCTTTAAAAAGATGGAAGAAATTAAAAATTTAGCAAATGACATCAACGCAAAGTTTGATGCAAATGCAAACGCTTTATTAAGCGTAAAGAATGAAGTATCTACGATGGTAGAAAAAAGTATTGATTCAATTAAAGCTGAAATCAAAGCAGTAAAAGACGAAATGGATAGACAAGCTGAAGAAGTATCTCGTAAGAGTGCTGCTAAAGTATCTACCAAATCAATCGGTGCGCAAATCGCTGAAAACTTGGATTCTAATATGGCTATCGCTGAAAAAGAATTGAAGTCAGCAGGTGGTTCATTTACTATGAACTTGAAAGCAGTTGGTAATATGTTATTATCTTCAAGTTTAACTGGAGATTCAGTAGCTACTTACAACCAACAACAAGCAATTTTACCTTCGCAAAAATTAAACTTTAGAGATTTAATCCCTACTGTACAATCAGCAACAGGTACTTTTGTTACTTACAAAGAAAGTGGTTCAGAAGGTGCTATCGCAACTCAAACTGAAGGTGCAGCTAAAGGTCAAATCGATTACGACTTAACAGAAGTTAAGACTGTAAACGCTTATATCGCTGGTTTCGCAACATTTTCAAAGCAAATGATGAGGTCTTTACCTTTTATCGAGCAAACATTAACTCGTATGTTGTTAAGAGATTTCTTTAAGCAAGAAAATGCTACTTTTTTCTCAACTGTTTCAGGTGCTGCAACAGGTTCAACAAGTGTAGGTGGTTTAACAAATGATGTTGAAGAAATCATTCAATTAATCGGAAACCAAAAGACTGCTAACTTTAATGCATCATATGCTTTAGTTAGTCCAGCGCAAATGGCTCGTTTAATTATCTCAACTTTTACTAATGGTTACTATGCGGGTGCAGGTGCGGTTATTGTAAACGGTGTTGGTGGTTTAACTATCTTTGGAACGCCAGTATTTGAGGCAGCTTGGGTAACTGATGACAAAGTGTTAATCTTTGACCGTGATTACTTAGAGCGTGTTGAAGTTGAAGGATTGAATGTAACTTTCTCTTACGAGAATGGTACAAACTTTACTCAAAACTTAGTTACTGCAAGAGTTGAGTGCTATGAAAATATTAACCTTATGCTACCTACAGCAGCGATTTTCGCCGACCTCGGTAACGTATAATGGCATATTTGCTATAAGCTAAAATTAAAATTAAAGAGGCTGGTACTTAATTGTATCAGCCTTTTTTTTTATATTTGAAGTATGATAGGCATCTATAAAATCACATCCCCAAGCAATAAAGTTTATATTGGTCAATCGATTAATATTGAAAGAAGATTTAGACACTATAAAAGATTAGTTTGCAAAGAGCAGGTAAAAATCCATAATTCTTTATTAAAGTACGGAGTAAATGCTCACATATTTGAAGTGATTGAACTTTGCGAAACTGAAGAACTAAACAATAGAGAAAGACACTACCAGGACTTATACGATTCGGTTGCTAATGGCTTAAATTTACTTTATGTAAAGTCAGAGCATTTTAATGGCGGTCATAGTGAAGAAAGTAAAAAGAAGATAAGTGATTCTTTAACAGGCAGAAAATTAACCGAAGAACATAAGTATAAAATTGGTTTAAATAATAGCCGAAGGGTAATGTCTCCCGAAACAAAAGAGAAACACAGATTAAATGGTTTAGGAAAAAAAGCCAGTCCTGAAACAATAGAAAAACAAAGACAAAGTAGATTAGGTAGTAAGCGTTCTGAAGAAACCAAAAAGAAGATGTCTGAATCAGCTAAAAAGCGTTTCGCCAAATAGTTTATTATTGCTAAAAATATTAGTAACTTTGTATTATGTATAAATGCACAGTCAACATATCACATAACGGTAGGAAGTATAATAAAGATAACTACTACGACCTTGTTTTAAGCGATAAGATGAAAGAATTTATAAAAGTTGGGTACTTTACTGCAATCGTAGATAAAGGCGTTACAAAAGAGTTTAAGGGCAAAATAAAGAAGAAATAATTATGGCTAATATTAAAATATCAGAATTAAATCCATTATTAACGGTAGAAGATGCGGATGTATTACCGATAGTGGATAATGCGGTTACTAAAAAAGTAACGGCTGCAATTCTACGAACTTATACTGAAGGTAATTCAGTTTTATTAACAGGCGCACAAACTGTTGCAGGTATTAAGACTTTTACTTCTCAATTAGCATCTTCGGTTGCTACTGGTACTGCTCCTTTTTCGGTTGCTTCAACAACTAAAGTAACTAACTTAAACGCTGATTTATTAGATGGTTTATCTTCTGCTGATTTTGCACTTTCAACAAGAACATTAACCGCAGGAACTGGTTTAACTGGTGGCGGAGATTTAACCGCTAATCGTACTTTTGCTATTGATAGCACAGTTGCAACTTTAACAGGAACGCAAACATTAACTAACAAAACTTTAACATCTCCTATAATTAACGAGGTTTTAGATAGTAACGGAAATGAAATATTAGGTTTTACTCCTATTGCTTCTGCTACTGATTATATTACAATTAAAAATGGTATTGGAGTAGGTGTTCCAGTACACATTTCAGCTACAGGTTCAAGTACAAATATTGGATTACATTTAGAGCCAAAAGGAAGTGGATTAGTACAGATTTCAGATGGTACAGATACAACCAAAGGAATTAGATTTAGAAGTTCGGGAAGTGCTACAAGTGCAGTTACTTTAATTGATGCAGTTTCTTCAGCAGGTAGGGTAATTACTTTGCCTAACGCAACAGGAACTTTAGCTTTAACAAGTGATTTAACTGCTTATGTGCCTACAACAAGAACTGTAAGTACAACAAGTCCTATAATAGGCGGTGGTGCTTTAAGTTCGGATTTAACTATATCTATTCCACAATCAAGCGGTTCGGTTAATGGTTATTTAAGTTCTACTGATTTTGCAACTTTTAACGCTAAACAAAACGCAATAACTTTAACAACAACAGGTACTTCGGGTGCTGCTACTTTAGTAGGTTCGACTTTGAACATTCCTAACTACGCTGATACCGATACAGGAATAACTTCTTTAAACGGATTAACTGCTTTAACACAAACTTTTGCAACAGGTACGAGTGGAACTGACTTCGGTATTTCTTCTGCTACTTCTACGCATACTTTTAACTTACCAACGGCTTCGGCAACAAATAGAGGTGCTTTAAGTAGTGCGGATTGGACAACATTCAATAACAAGCAAAACGCTTTAACAAACCCTATCACAGGCACAGGAACTACTAATTACTTACCAAAGTTTACAGGAGCAAGTGCTTTAGGAAACTCTTTGGTTTATGATAGTGGTAGTGCAATAGGAATAGGAACAACTACACCAGGTGCAAAACTTGAAATTAAATCAACTGCATTAGCAAGTGAAGGATTAAGAGTAGATGGAGATGGTGGAGGTTTTGCTTTTGTAGTAAAGGGAGGTACTGATTATACATCACATATTAGAGCAGGAGCAACAATTGGTGTTAATTATTTTACTACTCCACCAAGTAATGGTTTAATTGTAGAAGGTAGCGTAGGAATAGGAACTACTACTCCAGCAGCTAAATTAGATGTTGTAGGTAGTGTAAAAACAAATGATAGGTATTTATGGGGTACTGCTAATAATGGTACAACAGGACAAATAGTAACTGATAATACTAATAATTATTTTGATTATTTAGGTACATTATTTTTTAGAGCTTCAGCATCAAGTGCTACAAGATTAACACTCGCCG